ATCCGAGGGGACCACACGAAGATCGTCGTCGCGCAGAACGACACGAACCGGCTCATCGAGTTCACGCCGCAGAACGAGACCGCCGTCGAGCACGTTCAGGATGCGCTCTGCGACGGGAACTACGTCCACGACGACCGGACGACCGGATTCTATACTTTTGGGATCGCGGTGACCGCCAAGCACGTCGTCGTCCGCAACAACGCCATCGTCGGCAGCCCCACGGCCGTGGGCGTGTTCGGCCAATCGCAGCTGCCGATTAGCTGGGTGGACCTGATCACGGTCTACAATAACACCTCGCGGTTTTTCCCCGCCTCCTACCCGACGGACTTCGGGGCTCAATTCGCCGATCAGAGCGGGACGACCGGTAGCATCGTCGTGCGCAACAACATCTTCACGCTCAACTTCGCGGCCATCACGTCTCCCGTGCTGTTCCTGCACGCGACCGGCAGCGGCACGCACAGCGAGGACCACAATCTTGGCTACGACCCGAACACGACGATCCATCCGAGCTCTGGCGGAGCCGGTGACATCGTGGGAAACCCCCAGTTCGTGGCGACGAGCGGCGCGACCGCGTTCCGTATCGGCAACACGTCGGCGGCTCGAAATACCGGCACGCCGACCGCGGCCTACCAGGACAGCGCGTCAGTAACCCGCCCCAAGGAAGGCACGTACGATATCGGTGCCTTTGAGTTCTACGCACCATGAGCGCCGATGGGGAATCTCGAACGACTGAAGGCCGCGTGGGAGGAGGACGCCCGCGACCGCTTGGCCGATCCCGAGGCTCACGCCGGGGAGTTGACCGCCGGCGGCAGGCTGCGCCGGGCGCGAGCGTGGTTCTCCCGCGGTGTCACCATATGGACGCCGCGCTTAGAGCGGCTGGGGAAGTGGATCGCCGCCCTGGCGCTTGTCGTCGGTGGACTGGCGAAGATCATCCACGACATGCGGGCCACGGCAGTGGCACCCGCGGAGCTTCCGAAAACAGGGGTGGCGTCAACGTCGGTGGATCGGGTGGAACGACCGAAAGCCCCGTGAGGAGCCGTGACAGATGAAGAACGCGACCGCCGACTCTCTGCCGTCGAGATGGATATCGTCCACCTCCGAATCGCCTACCGCGCCCTTGGGGACGCCTGGGGATTATTTGGAGATCGCCTCAGAGGCACTCGACCGGATGAGTGCGAGGCGTTCTACGACCGATGGCGGGAACTGCGACGCCGGGCTGACTCCGAAGCGGAGCGCCTGGCTGAGGAGATTTTCGAGGCAAATGTCGGCATCACGAACGACGGACCAGACCGATGGACGCGAGACCTCGACCGAATGAACCACGACGGAAACAAGGAGAAGTGACCCCATGAACGACAAGCCCGCGATCATTGCCCAGCAGACCCAGGCCGCCACCGCGAAGGCAGCCGCCGCGCTGGAGGCCCTCCCGCCGAGCGCGGGGCGCAACAACCTGTTGAAGGTGCTCAGCATCGTGGGCGTGGCCGCTGGCGTGGTCACTGCTGCCGCTACTGGCGGGGTGGCCGCTGCTGTCGGCGTGGGCGTCACCGGCCTGATCGGCATCATCTCGGCGTGGAATCACCCGACACCCACGGCGACGGCGGCGTTCGGCCCCGAGGCGAAGTGACCAACCTCGAGGCGATTGGCCTCCTGGCGGCCTGGGTTCTCCTCGGATTCGTCGGCGTGTTCGTGGTCGTGAGGCTGTTCAAGTGAGCCTGACCGACGGCCGGCACTTCAAGGCGAGCGAGTTCGCCTGCCACGACGCCGAGCGCACGCCCTACCCAGAGGCATGGGCGGACCGCTGGCGACTCCTGGTGGGCATGTGCGACGCGATCCGTGATCAGTGGGGGGACTCCCTCTACGTGGTGAGCGGCTACCGAACCCCCGAGCACAATGTCGAGCTACTGAAGCGTGACGCGCTCCTCGGCTCCCACCAGGTCGCCTCGAGCTCGTACCACATGAGCGGGCAGGCGGCCGACCTCCGCCCGTCCAGGGCCGACCAAGTGGAACCCCTGTTGGCGCTCATCCTGCGCATGCACGCAGCCGGCGAGCTGCCGATGCTGGGGGGGTGCGCCTCATACCCCAAGTCGGCTTGGACGCACGTCGACACGGGCAAGGCCCCCGACGGGCATCTTCGCCGCTGGCAGGGCGTTTAGCCGCCCCGCACCCCGCACGCACGCGCGAGCTTCTGAGCGACGACAGCAGCCGTACCGGGGTCGGTGCCACCCGCAATCAGTTCGTCGCGCAGCGCGAGGATGGCGGCCCCTACGCCCCGCTTAAAGCCAAGGTCGTAGCCCTCGCAGAACCCCAGCAGGCCGAGGGGTGCCATGGCCGTGACGACGGTGGGCGCTCCCCAGTCGCGAGATAGAGCGTCATCGTCCACGTCACAGCAGCCCGCACGCCCGCAGGGCGTCCTCAACCGAGTGGCACACGACGACCGCGGGGCCACCGGAGCTCACCCAGCGCGCGTGCCAGTCCCTTTGCGCATCGTTGAGCCTCCCCCCTGGGGACTTCATCTCGAGCAGCCGCACGCCGCACCGGGGGTGCGTCACCAGCAGGTCCGGCATTCCTCCCCGCCCGTTGCCTCCCTCGGGGTCGAGATACATCACCATCGCGCCGGCGGTGCGGAGCGCACTGACGGCCGCTGCTGTGATTCGGTCGCTGTTCATCGGCTAACCGGCTCCGTATCCAGCGCCGCGCGCGCCTCGTTGATCATGCCGCGCTTCACGGCCAGCTCCAGCTGCGCGGCGCCCAGCGCGTCGGACATGCGCCGGTTGTTCCCCGCAAGTAGCTCGCCCTCGCGGCGATAGTATTCGCGCACCTCGGCCAGCTCTTTGCTGCGGGATTCTCGTTCGTCGGCCAACTCCCGCCCCAGATGCTCGTTCTCGCCTGACAGCCTGTTCGCTACACCCTGTGCCATGTCGCGCTCCCGCTCGAGGCGGGCGATGGTGGCGCGCAGCTCGGCGATAGGTTCCGCGTGATATGCGCGGGCGCGAGCCTCCCAGTCGCACCCTCCGCATTCTCGGCATCGAATATCTACCGCAGGCTTCGCCGGCTCCTCGGGGACTACCTCCCACGGTCCAGCCTCACGCCAGCGCAGAAGGCGATGAATCCGGATCGCCGGGGGCGCATCCAGGGTCACCCACGTCGTTCCCCCGTCGTTGCTCCCCTGATATTCGCGGGTCACTTCGCCGCCTTGTCGACGCAGGCCCGGACGAACGCCGATAGCGACATCCGAGCCTTGTCGGCTGCCTTCTTCCAGCGTGCCAGCATCTCGGGGGGCAGCTTCATGTGTAGGATTCCGGTGTGTGTCTTCATCGTGAAGACAGCCTAATTCGGGGGTCGTAAAAAAACAACATAAAGTTGTTGACCGGTATATACCGACGTGGCATCTTGAGGGCATGAACACCAACGAAGCGGTTCCCGAGTACATCGAAGTTGAGCTGAGCGACTTCTTCGACGACAGCGAGCCAGACGATAGCCGGGAGTACGAAGACTCGGAGGTGTCGTGGTGAGCGGCGACGAGCTGCTTGCCGTCGGGGCGCGCATCGCCAAGGCGGACCTAGAGAGGGCGCGGGTCGAGCGCCTTCCGCCTCGCTGCAAGACGCACGGTTGCGAGATGTCGGAGCAGGAGGACGGCTGGCTGTGCGCCGCGTGCGAGGACGGTGACGACTTCGACCGCAACGCCTGCCCCGGATGCGGCGGCTCCTGCCAGACGGCGTGCCGATGACCGCCGATCGCGACCTGGAGAAGCTGATCGACATCGTGGCGAATGGAATCCGCGTGCTGCGGACCCGCGACAAGGTGGCAGTGACCGACGCCCAGTGCATCGAGAGGGCTCGCAACATCGTCTCGGCTGTCATCGTGACGTTCGAGCTGCGCTCGCTGCCGCCCATGCCAGGGGAGGGCGTCCCCGAGCCCATCGACGAGCAGCTGGCCCACCCGCAGGCGCTCCCCGCAATGAAGATCAAGGAATGGGCGCGGCTGGACTTCGACACGCCGCTGATTCATGGCCCGAAGCCGTACCACGGCTGGTCGTGCCGCTGTGACACCTGTGACCTCTACAAACGGAGCGTGAAGACATGACGACTGCACTGGTGCCCCACGGGGGCCGGGAAGAGTTCGATGAGGCGAAGATCGCCCTCATCAAGCGGACCATCGCCAAGGACGCCACCACCGACGAGCTGCAGCTGTTCGTCCAGGTGTGCCAGCGGACGGGGCTAGACCCCTTCGCGCGGCAGATTTACTGCATCCACCGGGGCGGGAAGATGGGGATTCAGACCAGCATCGACGGCTTCCGCCTCATCGCCGAGCGCAACGGCCACTATGCCGGGCAGCTGGGGCCGTTCTGGTGCGGCGAGGACGGGGAATGGCGGGACGTCTGGCTCTCGCCGAAGGCCCCGGCCGCCGCGAAGGTTGGCGTGCTTCGCCACGACTTCAAGGAGCCCGCGTGGGCGGTGGCGAACTTCTCGTTCTACGCCCAAGGCGGCCCCATGTGGCAGAAGGGCGGCCCTCACATGCTGGCGAAGTGCGCAGAGGCCCTGGCGCTGCGCAAGGCGTTCCCTCAAGAGCTGTCCGGGCTCTACACCGGGGACGAGATGGACCAGGCGCCAGCTCCCGAGTACGCGCCCCCAAAAGGCGAAGCGTCGGGCGGCCAGAAAGCTACGGAGAGCACGCCACCGACGCAATCAACGAATACCCCCACTTCGACGACTGGGAGCCGTAAGAAGCCGATCGCGGGCGGCGCGCTCCCCGCCAACGACGTGAAGGCGAAGCAAGGCGACCCAGTGAGCAAGGCGAACCAGTGGGCCGTGATCCATCAGCTGCGGGAGAAGATTCCGGGCTGGGCCGGCGACCATTCACACCCCGAGCACGGGTACAGCGTGGCCCTACGCGCGTACAAGAAGCACGACGGCACCGCATGCTCGTCCTCGAAGCACCTGACGTACGACCAGGCCGCGAACCTTATCCGCCGCATGCAAGGGAAGGTCGACAAGAACGACTCGCGCGGCGCGGAGCCTATCGACCTGTCGCCCATCATCCCGATCAACCGGGAGAAGGCGCCACCCGAGGCAGCTATCGCCATCGCTGGCGCTCTCAAGACGCGGGACATGGACGCCGCCGAGCTGTGTTCCATCTTCGGGGTGGACGACATCACCGAGATTGCCGCCGAGGACGCGGACAAGGCGCTCGCGCTGGTCTTTGCCTGGGGGACTGGGAACTACGGGCGGATTCTTGCCAGCGTTACGGGGGTGCCGCAATGAAAACCGGACTTCGAATCGCAGCGCGCAAGGTGCTGGGGATCATCCTGGCGTGCATCTTCTGGGTAATTGTCCTCAGTATGGGGAGCGCGCCGTGACGGGGAGGGTAATCTTCCCCGGCGACGAGGCCCACGGGATGCGCGTGGCGTACCTGGGGCGAGCTGGTGGCTACGAGTGGGTCAGGGCGCTCGAGGATCGCGGTGGCGAGCTCCCGGTGAAGGCCGGGGCAGAGTTCGTCTGGTCGATCGAGAACATCGAGCTCGACGTGCAGCTTGAGCTTTTTTCTTAGGGGATCGCGTAAACAAATGTTGACGGACGAGGTTCGGTTATGGTTGAAATGGAACTGCGACCCACGGATGATTACGCACGTCGACAAACCTGGCCTCTCTCTCGTTCGCTCCCGCCGTGGGTCGCACCCGGTTGTAGCGTTGGGGGTGAGGGGCCAGGGTTGCCGACGGGTGAATCCGTGACCTGTCCTCGCTGCCGACAGCAGACTGAGGTCATTAAGACGGAGCCTTCTCCGGGTGGCGCCAAGGTCCGCCTTCGTCGTTGCCGGCAACACGGACGCTTCTGGACTCGGGCCATCGAGAAGGTGACCGAATGGCTCGATGATATGGCGTTGCCCGCAACGGCTGACTCGTTGCCGGCAACTGGGAAACGACCGTTGCCGGCAACCGCAAATGCCGTTGCCCAGCCGTTGGAGGCGACGCATATATCTGCCTCTGATCCTTCTGTTTTATCTCTCTCACCTTCTAAGCCTCTGAGTCAGAGTCAGACGCGCGTTGAGCCCCCGGCGGCGTTCATGCTGGAGTGGGAGCAGACGGCCAAGAACGGCTCACGGAAGGACGCGCTTAAGGCGTGGGAGAAGCTGGGGCGTCCCGCTTTCGGCCTGGCCTGGAAAGCCTGGGAGCGATCCGAGCAGTGGGCCCCGTCATGGTTCAACTACCCCCACGTCTCCAGCTGGCTGAATGACGGCCGCTACGAGCAGGACCCGAACGAGGCGCGCGTGAGGTCGAACACACCAGCGCTGCCGCAGAAAGTCATGGACAGCCGCGCCGTCGCGGTGGAGTGGGCTCGAAAGGGGACGAGATGACGAAGCGAGAGGGGTTCGTGAGCGTGATGCAGATGCTGTCCGAGACCTTCAACCGGCCGCTGTCGCCGGGGATGCTTGAGGGCTACTGGATGGCGCTCGAGCCGCTTGAGACTCCCGCGCTGGCAGCGGCGGCGAAGCGGGCGATCGTGGAATCGAAGTTCATGCCGGCGCCCGCCGAGCTGCTGGCGCTCGCTGGCCGATCCCAGCCGAGCAAGGCCGCGCAGGCGCTCTTGTGCTGGGAGAAGGTGCGGCGTGCCATCGACAAGCACGATTACCTCGTCGCTTCGATCGACTTTGGCCCCCGCGTAAACCAGGTGATCGCGCTACTGGGAGGCTGGGACACTCTCTGCCGGGCCACCCTGCCGGAACTCGACATCTGGCTTCAGAAACGGTTCTTGAGCGCGTACGAGGAGCTGGCCGATCTGCCGGTGACGTCACTTCGCGGCCAGCCGCTCGCCGGCGCCCTGCCGGCGAGGTGGAAAGACCCCATCGACGTCGTGGTTGCCATCGAAGGCGAGCCCGAGTCGAAGGCGCTTCCGGCTGTGAATCAAGAGGTACGCGAACTGCTCGAAGGACTAGCCGATTCCAAGTCAACGCAGGAGGCATAATGGGAAAGCCAAAAACAGCCGACACGCGCCCGGAACTTCCGCATCAGCCCCAGGTGGGCGATCGGATCAAGGTCAAGGAAGGACTGCGGCCCGCGCTGGTCGCCGACTGCCATAAAGCTGGGTGGCACATCGACGCGGACGCGATCCGGGTCGTCGTCCGTGAAGACCCGTTCGCGCCAGGAGGTGGGCGCCGGCTGTTCGTGGACGGTCCGCCGTTCTGCTTCGCCACAAACCAGGTGGAACTGGCATGGAACACTGAGGACGAGCGCCGGGACATGCTGAAGGCGGACGGGTGGGCGGTATGATCCTCCACCAGCAAGCCCGCTCCATGGGCCCAGTCGCCTTTGTCGATCAGCACATCGCCAGATGTGGAGCTCGCCGCGCCGATGGGGCAATGTTCACCTTCAAGGGCTCCCTTGTGAGCTGCCCCGAGTGCAAGGCCCACCTCCTGGCCTCCAGGGCTCGCGCCCAGGCGACGTTTGCCGCCGTCCTGGCAGGGATGGCTAAGTAATGTCGTACAACGAGCGCAACGCGCTGCTGGAACTCGTGGCGATGGCCTGCGGGGTGACGATCGCAGACATCCTCGGCCGCAGCCGATACCGGGAGCATGTCCAGGCCCGCCGGCGGTTCGCGATGGAGATGCTCGAGCGGGGATGCGAGATGTCCTACATCGGCCGGGTGCTAGGCCGCGACCACACGACGATCATGCACCTCGTCGGCGCCCGCCCCGCCCGGATTCCCCGGTACCTCGGGGGTGCGCGGTGAAGCGCTCCCCCCTGGCCAGGAAGACGCCCCTCAAGCGAACCAGGATGCGCAAGGCGGCAGCGCCAAGGCGGGTGACGAGGCCAGGGCCAGGGAGTGACCCGGCGTACCTCGCGAAGGTGCGGCGGTTGCCTTGCCGCGTGCCGACCGACTGGCCCCACGGTGAGCATCCCGGGGACGTGGTTGCGCACCGCGCCGGGCCGAAAACGAACGACTCCACCGCGGTCCCGCTGTGCTTCGGACACCACGACGCTTGGCATTCAGCAAACGGCGCGTTCAAGGGCATGGATAAGGAGCAGCGACGGAAGTGGGCGCAGTTCGCCATCGCGGAGACCAGGCTGCTCGTTGCCATACTCGTCGTGCGGGCCGAGACCCAAGACAAGACTAGAGGAGAGCGACCATGAGCGGCGAGAGCGACGTCTCAACCCCCCGAGCGCTGGCCCACGCGCATCTCGGCGTGTGCATCGGCGAGCACACCAAGGCGTGCGACATGTTGACGGTGGAGTTTGGCTCCCTGTTCCAGTCTCTCGCCGCTGCCGAGGCCGAGACCGAGTATTACCGCGGGCTGGCGAACGAAGCCGGGGACGCCGTGCTATCGGAACGTGCCCGAGCCGTACGGGCAGAAGGACAGGCGCGCGACCTCGAAGGCGCACTGGCCGGGTCTCGCGAAGCCCTGGATAGCGCCGTGGCCAGCTGGAACGTCGCAGAAGGACAGGCGGCGAACTGGAAGGAATGCTGGAGTGCCGAGGTGGCTCACGCCAACGAGTGGTGCGCGAAGTTTCGCGCCGCAGACGGACAGGTAGCCGAACTGCGGGCCGCGCTGTTGCACGCCTTGATGTGCAGCGGAAACGTCGGTGACTGCGAAGACTGCCGCGCCGGTCGAGACCTCGCGTCACCACCGGCCCACCCCTCAGCAGCACCACTACCAGGAGAGCCAGCCGCGCGCCGGGACTGCATCCACGGTCACAGGACGTGCGACATTTGTAGCTGGATGAGCGGCTACCCCGCTGAACAGGTACTGGCGGCCACCACTACACCGAAGGAAGGGACGCCGTGAGCTACGAGGAAGCGAAACGAAAGCTGGCCGCCGACCTGTCGGAGATGCGGCGGTTCGCTGGCCCGAATCCCGATCCGCTGTACATGGCTGACCTGTTGCTTAAGTGCTTCCGCGAAGGCCGCTATGACTACGACTCGCAGCCCGCGCGTGAGTACCCCGCCCCGGCCATACCCGGACCAGTGACCGAAGAGGAGGAGGGGTAGATGCCGACGCACGAGCCGATCCACCCGCCACGAGACCCACGCGGGTACTACCCGACGATGCCGGAGTTTCCGTCCTGCCTTCGGTCGAGCAAGGAGTGCCGCATTTGCCCACGCTGGAAGTGCCCCGGATGCATGACGCTGCGCCCCTGGTGCTTCGGCGCCGCCGACGGTTACCCGGCCCTCTGCGACGACTGCTGGGGCGAGGCCGTCAACCTGAGCGAGCCAGGCCGCGGCCCCTCCGTGAGTAGGGGGAGGGGGTGAGCGCCGTGGCAGCTCTGTTCGTCGCGAAGGGCGGCTGTTACTTCGGCCTCGACGGCGTTGACCCATGGGACGAGGAGCGGGATGCGCGAAAGTACGCGGGACCGTATCCTGTGGTGGCGCACCCGCCTTGCGAGCGGTGGGGGAGGTACTGGAGCGGAGGACCAAGCGCGAAGGTGCGCCGAACGAAAGGAGACGATGGTGGTTGCTTCGCGTCCGCGCTGGCGGCCGTCCGGGCCTACGGGGGCGTGCTCGAGCATCCTGAGGCCTCCCATGCGTTCGCGACTCACGGACTGAAGGCCCCGGCATGGCGCGCGGGATGGCTCGAGGCCGACGACGGACAGGGACGGGTCGCCTGTGTCGCCCAGGGGAACTACGGTCACCGCGCGCGCAAACTGACCTGGCTATACGCCGTGGCGGACGACCTTCCGGAGCTCGACTGGAGCATCCCCACCGCCGAGCGCCTCGACGAAGGCTTCCACTCGAAGGCCGAGCGTGACGCCGCTCGAGCAGACGGCCGCCCACCGCGGAAGCGCCTCAGCACTGCCGAGAATATCGCCACCCCGCCAGCCTTCCGCGACCTCCTACTTTCCATCGCCAGGAGCGCATCGTGACCCCCTCCCGAAGCCAGAGAGCCACCCGAAAGGACCCGACATGACCACGACCGACCCAATTCCGATGCGCCTGCACTGCCCCGAATGCGGCGAGCTTCACCTCGACGTTGGCGAGTTCGCGACGAAGCCGCACCACACGCACGCCTGCCAGCATTGCGGCAACGTGTGGCGGCCGGCCATCGTTCCTACTGTCGGCGTGCAGTTCCTGCCCGGCTTCAAGAACGAGGCACCCCATGACCACCCCTAACCTCCGAGACAACGCCGAGCTGCGCCGGGCGGTGTGTGACATCGTCGCTGTCCACGACGGGAAGCCACCAGGCGAGAATCGAGGCTACGTCATCTCCCGCATCCTCGACGCCGTACAGGCGGCTCTCGCCCCCGAGGCAGCACCCGAGCAGCCGCGCGACGCCTGGCTCGACGCGCGGCCCGCAAGCGTACCGACGCCCGCGACGTGTCACGACTGGGCGACGGTTCCCGGGATTGGATGGTGCTGCGCGAAGTGCGGTGTGTTCCGGCGGTGCTGCCCATGAGCGCCACCCCCACTCCCGGTACGACACCAGGCACCACGCTGGCCGAGGAGCTGGCCGAGGCGATGGAGTGGCTCGTCGACGCACATGACACCGGGTGCCCCAGGGAGCTGGCGGATTGCCCTGACCACCGCGCCGTGGCGGACATCGCTCGCCGCCTACGTGAACGAGCCGCGCTCGTGCGAGCGAAAGACCCAGGTCCGGGCTGGCCCTCGTCGGCACTCTACGCCGCCCTCACCGGCCCCATCGCAGCCCCCAGGGAGACGACGTGACGGCCGGATACGTCGCGGGATGCATCGGAGTGGGCCTGCTCGTGTTCGCGGCCGGCTTCTGGTCGGGAGCCTGGCTGTGGTGGCGGGAGTGCGAGCGCAGGACTGAGCGTGTGCGCGAGAAGCGGGCTGGCAGATGCCGGAGACGCGGGCGCCGTCGCCGCGATGATGGCGCTGGTAATGGGGATGCGGGCCAGCGAAATCGTTTCGCGCGTTGGGCGGGACCTCGACGACGACGGGCGCCTGCTGTGGATACCCGACTCGAAGACCGAGGCGGGCAAGCGCACCCTGCGCATCCCGGACGTGCTGCGGTCGTACCTGCAGCAACTGACGGTGAACCGCGAGCCAGAGGAACGCATCTTCGGGGCGCACTGGCGAGACTGGATCCGGAAGTCGGTCCGCCGCATCTGCGAGGCAGCCGGCGTGCCGATGGTAACCGCGCACGGCATGCGCGGCCTCCACTCGACGTTGGCCGTAGAGCACGGCGTTTCCGCCCACGTCGTCGCCGCGTCGCTCGGTCACGAGTCGAGCGCCACCACGATCCAGAGCTACATCAGGCCGGAGGCGTCGGCCGGCGCGCGACAACGGCGCACCCTAACGGTGCTTAGTGGCGGTGCAGCCTGATGTAATGCATCAGATACGCATCTAGCTGAAACTCCTGAAGGTTGGGTGCCATACGTTGCAATACGTTACGATAACATTGACCCCGATCCCTTGGAATGTGCAGAATACGTGCAGAAGGACTCTGGATCCCGAGCTTCACGCTTTAGGGTGTGCGGCGCGCCTCACGGCACAGGGGACCAGGGTCTTTCGTTTTTTTGAGCCCGGTAGATGGCGATCTTTGAGATTTGGGCGGATGAGGCATGGACCCACGGCGGCGGCGAGCCCAACCGGTATTGGTGCTTTTTCGGCGGCGTCATGGGGCCACAAGCGGCGATCGACCGCCTCGATTCGGAGCTATCCAAGATAAAGCGCGCTCACAACCTTGCCGGTGAGGTGGCATGGGCAAATGTTCGTGCCAAGAACCTGCCCCCGTACCGCGCCATGGTCGACTGCTTGGTCGATCTTCTCCAGAGGACAGATCTGCATTTCCGGCAGGTATTCCTCGATCGCTCCCTCATCAGAGTTGATCAGAACGGAGCAGCGAATCCGGTCGCCGATCTCGACGTGCAGTATTTGATCTACTACCAGTTCCTCAAGCACGCCTTCGGTATTCGATATCTTCCTGTCGCGCCTCCCGGGCAAACGCATCGAATACTGATCCGACTCGACGATCATTCGAGCCAACGGCACAAGTCTGACCTTCAGTCGTTCGTCGAGAATCTGAAGTCGACGCTTCACCGTCCCGATCTCTCGATCGAAGTAACTTTTCACGACAGCAAGAAATCAGTGCGTCTCCAGATTTGCGATCTCCTGATCGGAGCGGCGGGACGGGCGGGGCAGCCCCAGAGAGGAAGGAGACGCCGTGAGCGCGGCCGGGGCGGTGAAGGAGGCGCGACGTGAAGTGAAGCGATGCCGGAAGGCCATCGAGAACGGCAGCCCGGTGAAGTTCTGGCTCAAGAGGATCAAGCGCGCCCGCCAGCTCCTCACTGTTGCGGTGGCAACCCTGGCCGTTGAGGAGGCTGCGCTGGAAGCCCTCGCCGCCGCCACTCCCCTGGAGCCTCCCAGGTGACCACCATCCGTACGTACTGGGTCCGCGAAGTAAAGGGCGGACCGTGGGCGTTCGTGTGCATGGTCGATTCTCCGGTGCGGCCTCCCGGCGCCGACGTGAGAGACTGCGGTACGTACGAGTTTCTCGCTGACGCGGTCGCGGCATGCGGGGAGCCTCCCAAGTGACCCGCAGAGTCTACCTGCCCACGGTCACGCCACCCCGTCCCCTGCTTCGGGTGGCACTGGCGACCGATCGACCGGCGCCGATGCCCAGCCCGTACGCTGACCCATGGAACATGCTATCCGGCTACTACGATCGGGGCGACCATGTTCGAGGAATCTTGACAACGGCAGAGATTAAGCGTTCCAATCGGTGAATGGCGAGGAAGCGTCGTTCTCTGTATCCCACCTTACGCGCCCTGGTCTCAGGTTTCGCCGAGGGGGCAATTACCCCGGCCGAGATGAGCGGCACATTAGACGCCATCGAGCAGGGGATCGGACTGGCGAAGCGCGACCGAGCCATCGCCAACGCGCTCGAGGACGCCCCCCCGTCGTTCGAGCAACATCCGATGTACATGGCCGGGTATCAGGCCGCCTGCGCGGCCATCGCGGCCCACGCCGCCAGCTGCCCGATCGTGGGCTGTACGGCAGACGCTCCCCACGAGGTGGCCACCGCCTGATGAGCTCCATGCGGTTCCACCGCGTGCGGGAATGCCACTGTCGGGTGGTGCCATGCATCTGTGAGAAGTGGGAAGCGGAGCTGCGGAAGTCCGGCCACGACCACCTCGAGTACGAAGACGGACTTGGGAACGTCCTGCTGGGCAACCGCGGAGCGGGGAAGCTCGCCGATACCGGGGCCGCCGACTCCCGGGCTGAGGCAGAAGCGGCAGCCACCGCCACCCTGGCCAAGCGAGCGGTACTCCTGCAGCGCGCCACGTTCGGCGTCCGCCCAGCCCGCGGCCCCGGTGGTATCCGCCCCGCCGCCTCCCACGCCAACCGCCGGCGCGATCGGGCCATTTGGGAGCTCTACGCCGCTGGTGCCGGAACCAAGCACATCGCCCGTGCCCTGCGGATGTCCCGGGCCCTGGTGCGCCGCCGTATCGCCGAGATTTGGCGCGTCCACGGCCACCTCGCCGCCCCGGTGGGTCTCGCCGCCCTGGCCCGCGAATGTGAGGCGTCCACGGTGGTGCTAGTGTTCACCCTGCTGCGCCGTGCCATCGAGCGACCAGCAGAGGTTGAGGAGATGCTGCGCGCTGCTGAGCGAGAGCCCGAGTTGAGAGCCATGCTGGAGGTAGACCGATGAGCGAGACACAACCGGAGATCAAGCGCTCTGCGGATGGCACCTTCGCCCCCGGCGCTCCCTCGGCAAACCCCGGCGGCCGGCCGAAACGGCTGGTCGAAATAGAGGCCATGCTCAACGAACACCAGCGGACACCAGAGCGGGTGAAGCAGGCGCTCGACGCGGCGTTTCTCTACGGCATCCGAGGCGAGAAGGGCGACGCCAAGTATCTGGACATGTGGTTCAACCGCGTGCTCGGCCCGGTCAAGGAGTTGATCCCCGAAGACTGGCTGGCCGACGCCCCCCCCGCGGTGCTTGATTGGCTGCGCCGTCACAACTGAAGCGGCTGGCCGAGAGGGAGTGGCAGAGGCGCAATCCCCGGGCCGCTGACGAGGCTTTCGACGTAGACAGGGCCTGCCACCCCAAGCAAGCCAAGCTCGTCAACGCCATCGTCCTGGGGCCCTTGCGCAACGTCTGCGGGCTGGCCGGCCGGCAGTCAGGCAAGAGCCACGGCGGCTCGGCCCTGGCACCCATGCTCAAGGTGCTGGCGACCCCTGGCGTCAACGCCATCGTGGTCACCGCCACGGACGCCAGCTGCGAAAAGATGGCGTTCCTCCCGGCCGTCGCGCTGAATCGCGCTCACGGGCTCGGCGGGGTGCCGACGTTCGCCAGCGGGGACCGCTCCATCACGTTCCCCAATGGCTCGGTAGTCTACTACCTCGGCGCCAACAACCAGCGCACGATCGACCGGCTCCGCGGCACGCCGAACCTGGTGCTCTGCCTCATCGACGAGGCGGGCATCTACTCCAGCGACATGCTGGCCGAGATGATCAAGGCGGTCCGCCCCGGCCTTCGCCCCCGCCGCGGAACCCTGTGCGTCATGGGCACCCCGAGCCCCGCCGGCAAACAGGGGACCTGGTACGACATCACGGTCAACCCCGAGTACGACCAGCATCGCTTCGACTACCGCGACAACGACCGCGTCCCCGACTTCGCCGAGGTCGAGCGGACCATCGACGAGGACCTGCGCGCCCAGTTCCCGAACCTCACCCCAGCGCAAGCTCGCCTGACTGCGTGGTTCCTACGGGAGTACATGGCCCAGTTCGAGGTCGACCTGGCGGAGAAGGTCTACCAGCTGACCGAGCGCAACCTAGTCGATAGCATCCCGCCCCAGGAGACCCACCTCACCGGCGGCGACATCGGCGTATCGGCCAATGACGCTCTCGTGGCTCTCGGCTGGACCGACGGCGACCACGACATCTACGTGACCGACCAGGAGGAGGCCAGCGGGCAAGACAGCATCGCCTGCGCCGACATGGTCAACGCCCACAACGCCAAGCGGCACCCCATCCTCGTGGCAATGGACCCCGGCGGCCTGGGTCAGAAGACCATCAAGACCGTGCAGCGCCTCTACCCCGAGGTGAACGTCGTGGAGGCCGAGAAGCCCCCAGTGGGCATTCAGGTGCGCGCCGTCAACTTCCTGCTGCAAGGCGGCGACGGATGGTGCCTCAAGATGCTCCGCGGATCGAAGCTGGCCATGCAGCTCGCCGGCCCCACGTGGGTGGACGGAATCATCGGCGGAGCCATCGACGAGCACGGGGCCCACTCAGACCTAGTCCCTGCGCTTCGCTATGCGGCCATCAAGGCGCGCGCGTTCCTTCCTGAGCGGGATGGACCAGCCGAGCCCGAAGACGCCAAGGCGGCCCGCCTGGAGCGCGAGGCGCACGCCGCCCGAATCGCCAAGGCCAAGAAGCGGGCCAAGGAGACGGCCAAGCCCACGGCGGAGGACCGCCTCGAAGAGGACGACATCGCCGATACGTTGCTCGGGGATGACGCCGACATGACGTGGGGGTGATCTGGTAACCGGCCCCTTGACGCAGTGGCATGCTGGTCGGAAAGCCCCTCTCCGCGCTCCTGCAGATTCTCCGCGCCCACGGCGTCACGGAGTACCGCACGAAGGAGTTTCACATCTTGCTGACCCCCGTGGCGCCCAAGGCGGCAACCGCGACGGCGGCACCGGAGGCCAGCCAGCTCGAAGGCGGCGAGCGAACGCCGGGCGACGATGACGACGAGCTTGGCGATCCGCGCTTCCTGCTGGAGAAGCTCGGTAAGGAATGGGCCGACCGCAGCAAGCAGAGGGGCAGCTGATGGCCGATAGCGTCGAAGCCTGGCACGCCGAGGACTGGAAAGGCACGAAGGAGGAGCGCGCCACTGCGGCCTTCGCGGAGGGTGAGCGGATCGACCTGCAGCCCGAGACCATGATGGCCATCGACCAGGACTTGGCCCTACAGCGCATGTTCGAGCAGCGCCCCATTCAGACCTTGTCGAATACCTCAGGCAAGTACCTCACCACCTCCCATCTGATGCTCGGGACGTCCTGGGGGCCGCCGAGCCCGAAGAACATCCTTCGCTCGGTGGTGCTGACCGCGCTCGCCATGATCTCCAGGTCCCGCGTCCGCGGCCGCTTCCTGACGTCGGGCGGCACGAGCGAGCAGAAGAACCGCGCCAAGGAGGCTACGACCTGGCTGGACGGATGGACCAGTGAGAACGACATCCACCCGCTGTGCGGGATGGCGTTGCGGGACGGGATGATCTCGCGCTTCGGGGTGATCCAGCTCTACGAGGAGGATCGCAAGGTCAAGGCGCAGCGCATCCTCCCCGAGGAGATCAGCTTCGACTACGCCAGCAGCCGCTACGGCATGCCGAAGACCATCCACCGCAAGCGCGGCATCCCGAAGGGCGTCCTGCGCTCCAAGTTCAAGAGCGCCAAGCAGCGCGCGGCCATCGACGCGGCCAAGGTGCTGGAGTGCGACGACGGCACGACCAGCGACCTGGTGCTGGTGCGAGAGGCGTACAGCACGCCCAGCTCGCCGAGCTCGAAGGACGGGTGGCACACCATCGCGATCGACGGGGTTGACGGCGGGATGTTGGCCGAGCCGTACCTGAAACCCTGGCAGCCGTTTATCTTCTTCATGTGGGACAGGTTCCTGACCGGGCTCGGGGGCAACAGCCTCGCCGCCCAGCTCGAGACGATGCAAGTCGAGCTCAATTACAGCCTCCTCATCGAGCGCAAGGCCATGAAGCTGATGGCGGTTCCGCGCATCGGCGTGAAGCGGGGGTCGAAGATCATCAAGGAGCAGGTGACCAACGGCGCGGGGACGATCATCGAGTACACCGACACGCCGCCGGTGGCGCTGGTCTGGCCGGTGCTGCCGCCCGAGTTCTACAAGTCGCAGGCCACTCTCATCGAAGCGATGTTCGAGATCACGGGCATCAGTCAGTATGCAAGCCAGGGCGTGGCGGCTGTGGGCCCTGACGCCTCGGGCGCGGCCCAGCGAGAGGCCACCGAGACGCAGAGCGTGCGGCTCCAGGTCTACTCGCAGCACTCTTGGGAGGCCCCGATCGTCGAGCTCTACGACAAGGCCGTCGAGATGGCCGCCGACATCGTGGGAGACGGCCACAGCTACGAGACGCTGGCCCCCAACTCACGCGGCCTGGCGAAGGTGGACCTCAAGAAGGTGGTCGCCGATATCAAGGACCGCAAGATCACCTGTTACCCCTCGGGCTTCCTCCCGATGCAGCCGAGCGCGCGCCTCCAGTACATCCGCGAGATGCTCGACGCCAAGCTGTGGAACGTCGAGCGGGCCAAGCTGGCGCTCCAGGACCTCGATGTCGAAAGCGAAGAGACCCTGGAAAACAGCCTCCAGTCGCTGTGGAACAAGACGTTCGAGGCGATGCTGTACGACGGCAAGCCGAAGCGCCCGACCGAGCTCACCGTGGCTCACGCCGATCAGGTGTTCGGCACCGGGGCGCTGTACATGGCGATGGCGGAGATCGAAGAGACCGCGCCCAAGAAGATGAGCCTGGCGCAGCGGTACCTAGACGAGCTTACCGAGCTCGTGAAGGCCGCCAAGGGGGCGGCCGCGCCTCCCGCGCCTCCCCCGGGCGCTGCGCCGGCGGCAGCCGCAGCACCAGCGCAGCCGATCAGCCAGGCCGCCCCGCTCACGGGCTGATCTTGCGGCGTACCTTGCGGTCGATCATGACTGCGATTTCACCGCGAGCGTAGTCAGCGCGAACGATGCGCAGGCCGCCGGACATCGGCTCGCGCTTCGGGGGCTTACCCCGATGCCAGGTCTCGCCGTCGTTCGACCAAAGCTCGTCGCCCCGCTTGAACCCCGCGGCGGTGCCTGACATGAGTTCGTCCCAGGTTACCGGCTTCATCCTGCGATGATGAGGTAAGCGGCCCCCGTGCGCAACTGCGCATGGCTGACATCGTCGCTCCGGTCACCGTAGATTCCGGTTCACCCGCCCCCGCCGCGGCATCTCCGCCGGTGGACGCAGGTGGCGCCGATCTGACGGTCGACCAGCTGCTTGCAGCCGCCATCGAGGCGAATCCCGGCGCAATCATCATCGAGGACCCCGCCGCCGGCGAAGGCGCGGCGCCCATCGGCGAGCCCCCGGCCCCCGGAGAGGCTCCCGCAGTCACCCCGCCGGTGGCCGAAGAGCCGAAGGCCGAGCCCGAGGCCGACATCTCGGTGGTCCGCGCCCGCGCCATGCTGGCCGCGGCCAAGGAAACCGAGCGCGCAGCGGCCGAAAGGGTCGCCAATTTCGAGGCCGACACGGTCGCGCAGCTGAAAGCTGGCCCGAAGGCATGGTTCGCCAAGCGCGGGATGACCATCGACGAGGTGATCGACGCTTCGATCGCCGAGGGAGCCGTCGCGGCCCCCGAAAAGCCGAACGAGGTCACCGAGCTGCGCAAGCGCCTCGACGACATGCAGACCGCCCGCGACCAGGAGCGCCTGGACGCGGCGATCGCCAGCACGAAGGCCGCCGTTTCGGCCGATGCGCGCTTCCCGACCATCAACGCCAAGGGCCACCAGGGCCTCGTGGTCGACTTCATGATCGAATACCACGCCACCCACGGCAAGCCGATCACCTGGGACCGTGCCGCCGCGCTCATCGAGGCCGATTTGGCTCCCCCGCCGGCCCCCGCGGCCAAGCCCGCCGCCAGCGTGGCGGTTCCCCCACCCGCGCGCCCCGGGACGACGACGCTGACCGCGAAGGACAGTTCCAACTATGTCCCCCCCGCGGGCGATCTCCCCGAAGACCCCGACAAGTTGCTCAAGTTTCTCGTGGCCGGCCTGCCGGCTGACAACACCTAGCAAAGGAAAACCCCCATGGCCGGCATGACGTACAACGCGACCACCGTTCAGTCGATCCTCAAGACCTACTTCAACAACAAGGCGGTTCAGAACACGATCGCCTCGAAGAAGGGTCGCATCTACGCGGACATGCCGCGCTCGACCGACGGAGGCGGCGACTACTGCAAGTTCACGCAGCAGCTGTCCACGCCCTTCACCATCTCCCAGGACTTCGCCGTCGCCCAGGGCCTCGCCTCGGGCTCGACGGTGCAGCCGGGCCTCAAGTACTCCATGCCGTGGCAGGAGCAGAGCGGCCCCATCCGCGTGAGCGCGAAGGCCAACCTCCTGAGCCGCACCGACAAGGTGGCGTGGTTCAAGGCGCTCGGCAAGGCCGCCGCGGACGTGCTCATGATGCAGCACCACGTCTACAGCATCAAGTCGTTGGCCTCCGGGTTCGGTGAGCTCGCCGGCACGGGCATCAGCTCCGTCTCGGGGTTCACTTTCAAGGTGACGAAGGGGGCCATCGTCCATTTCGTGGAGGGAATGCCGCTGGTGTTCTCGTCCTCGCTCGACGCGGCTGTTCTGCGATCGGGGACGGCCATCAAAGTCACCGCGGTCGACTACGCCACCGGCCTGGTGACGTGCGACACGGCGCTGGCGACCCCCGGCGGAGTCAACGGAGACTTCGTGTTCTTGGCGGGCGACCGTCAGAACTCGGCGACGCCATCCCGGCTCTGCCCGGTCGGACTGCGGCACTGGCTCCCCAGCGTCCGCCCGGTCACGGACACCAACATCTCCACGATCGAAGGCACCGTTCGCAGCGGGAACTCCCGCAGCTACGGCGGATTCATCGACGCCACCAACCTCGATGACGTCGACGGGCTGGCCCAGGCGGTGCAGACCGCCGTCACGGTGGGAAACGCCACCGACTTGACGGCCTACGTCTCACACTCCCGCTTCACGGCCATTGCGACGGCGCTCTCGAGCGACCGGCGCTACGCCGACAATGACGGGAACTCGGGGTTCCTCAAGATCAGCGTCTCGGGCTCTGACATCACCGTCCCGCTGGTAATCGACAAGAACCTCGAGGACGACGACGGCTACGTGCTCCAGAAGGGCGCCTACACGATCGTCTCCTGCGGCGAGCTGCCCATGATCCAGGAAGAGGGTGGCAACTGGACGAAGGTCTCGGACGACAACGGTCTCGAGATGCGGACCTACGGCCTCGGCGCCTTCCTGATGCTGGACCCCGCGGCCTGCTGCGTGGTCGGCTTCGCGGCCCTCACCTAGTCACACCACCGCGGGCGGCGGTACCTCAAACCTCCGGCGCCCGCGGGTTGAACCAACAAAGAGTCACCCCAAAGGACGATCCCCATGATTCGCAAACTGTTTCCGATGTACGGCAGCCCGGCGCCGCGGGTGTGCGTCCTTGGCGGGACGTTCACGATCGGCGCCTCGGGCGCCGTCCGCGACCAGACCGGCGCCAAGCTGAGCGGCGCCACGGTCACCCAGGTGGCCAGCGAGGACGGCCGCTACGCGGTCACCTTCCAGCGCACCTTCAAGCGCATCCTGTCGGCTACCGCCACCTTCGTCGGTCCCGACGATGCCGCGTTCCCCACCACCACGGGATCGCTCTGCGGGACGCGCCTCCTCACCACCTCGGGATTCTCGGTCCAGGCGGTGCGCATGGACACCCAGGCGGACACTGACCCGGCCTCGGGCTCGGTCTACTGCTGGAGCGCGCTCGTCGCGACGGTCTAGCCATGGCGCTCGGCAAGAGCTACGTGGCTGGCCTGGTCAAGAAGGCTCCCTCCCCCGACAAGATGGACGCCATGGGAGACATGGCGGGCGCTCCCGGGGAGTCGGACGAGCCCAAGGACCCGGCCGACGTTGACGGGGACGAGGCCGCCAAGGCCAGCGCCTTCGACGACTTCGTGTCTGCGCTCGGGCTCAGCCCGGCCAAGGCCGCCAAGGCGCGCAACGCGCTCGACGAATACCTCTCGCTTTGTAAGTGACGGGGGGTGATGGGTGACCATCCTCGCCAGCGACCTGATCGCCGACGCCCAGGCCAAATCGGACTTGGAGGCGAGCGAATTCGTCGACAGCGCCCGCTGGCTGATCTGGTGTGACCAGGCCGTCAAGGAGCTGCACCGGGTGGTCTCGGCCACGTTCGCGGCCACCTACTTCCGGACCACCGACTTCACGCTGACCGGGACGACCTACACGTATTCCCTGCCGGCGACGTTCATGCGCCTCAAGGGCCTCGACGTATACCCAGACACGCCGATGCGCCGATCGGTGAGGCGCTTCAACTTCGCCGAGCGCAACCGGTCGGCCGACTACGGCAGCAACTTCGGGGGGACCTGGCAACAGTTCGACCGCCTGCGCTACAACGTCGTGGGCTCCAACATCCTCGAGCTGCAGCCGCAGGAGCACTGCGCCTACCCGTACCGGCTCTACTGGGTCCCCAGGCCCACGGCCATGGTGGCGACCTCCACGCCTCTTGACGTCGAGCTCGAGCCCTACTGGGAGTACGTCTCGGCCAAGATGGCCATCTTCGCGGCCACGAAGGGTGAAGACTGGGACGTGGTGAACACGCTCAATGGCCAACTGAAGACCATGCGGGCGGACATGCTCGAGGCCGTGGAGACGGACGAGGGAGCCCCGTGCAGCATCATCGACGAGCGGGGCGACGGCAGCGAATGGGGCGGGTGACCCGTGATCCCCTTCACGCCACCGGATAACACCGCCGAACAGCCGGGAGGCTCCGAATTGCTCGACCGGATCATGGTGCTCCTGCAGAACACCTTTCGCTCGCTCGCCGGCACCATCACCAACGGCGCGCTGATCCAGGTGTCCTTCGACGCTACGGCCTTCCCGGCCGGGCAACGTGTGTTCCACGGCCTGGGGCGCCAGCCGGTCACCTTCGAGGCCGTCAACATGCAGGCCCCGGGCGGTGTTGTCTTCGAGAGCGCCGCAGCGAACCCGTACCGCAGCAAATACCTCCTATTGCAGTGCAGCGCGGACGCCGCCTGCGCGGTGAGGTTTACGTAGGTGGGAAAGGTCGAGGAGTTCGTATCGCTCGCCTCTGGCCTCCAGACGGATGTCGTTGAGAAGCTCGTGGCGGTTGGGGCGCAGTTGCGCCTCGAAAACGCCTACGCCGACCTCATCGGCCAGGCTCGCAAGCGGCTGGGGGCTGACACGCTCTCAACCTCCAGCCAAGGCACGATTCCCGAGAATCAGCCACTGACCCCCGTCTATCAGCTGGCGACGCGCCACGGCTCGCTGGTGCGGTTTGAGACGCAGGCGCCGATCAAGGTATGGGACGCCTCGGCGAGCAAGTGGGCCGCCCCTGGATCGGCGCTCAGCGGGGTGCGCAGCTACCACCGCGGGCCCATCATGGCGGAGACGTCGCCGGTGTACTCCGGGGTACAGGCGGGACTGCAGGTGCAGACGCCCGACGTGGCCACCGGAGTCGGCTACGGGTTCGTGGTCTTCGAGGAGACCGACTCCGCGGCCGGGACGATCCGGGTGCACGAGCAGATCATCGACCTGGACACCAAGCAGGTGGTACTCGACGAGCGCCTGGCGACGGGGATTAAGTTCCCCCGGGCCGTTGTCGTCAGTCACTACGCGGTGTGCTTCGTCAACAACAACGGCCAGATCACCGCCGACGTGTACAACTTGAGCTCTCCGGGGCCGCCCGATCAGCGGACGTTCGGGCTCTGCGCGGCGGGGACCACCCTCGACGTGCGGGTGGGCTCGGTCAACAACGGCTCCACGGACGTTTCGTGCCTCTACATCGACAACGCCGGCAAGCTCCAGTGCGCGATCGTCTCGGCCGCCGGCGGGGGTGACAGCACGTTCAAGGTCCAGCGCACCGGCGGGACGGACGTCTCTCCATTCGGCGCCGTCTGGATGCAGGACCTCGCCAGCTCGGGGAAGTTCTCCGTCATCGAGGCCAGCACCGCGACGGGGATGTCGGTCCTGTGGAACCTCCCCGCCCCGACGGCCAGCATTTCGATCGCAGCGGCGAACATGGTGATCGACGCCACGGCGGACCATGTCCCCAGCGTCGGCGACGGCCTGCGCCAGATGGTTGGAACGACGACGACCAGCAACGCGGCGGGCCGCTTCCGTATCCTGTACGACTGGATGGATGGATCGGGACACCCGACGATCAAGGCGTGCACCTGGGACGGCTCCGCGCACCTATCCAGCTACTTCCTTGGCGTGGGAATCGTCTCGAAGCTGTGGGCGAACGACACGAGTTTCTACTTGTGGACGAACTACATCGCCGAGGACCAGAGTACCTACTTCGTTCTGGGTCTCGACAGCGATGCGACCACGTCCGCCAGCTACACCCGCGCGCCGCTGGCGACCGCCTTCGTACGGGCCGCCGGGGTGGCGCTCAAGTTCTTCTCCGCCTCGAGCGTGGCGATCCAGACGGACGGTGCGATCGTGTCATCCGTCACGCACGAGACCCGCACCGAGAGCATCCTCGGGGCATCGTCGACAGCGGCAGGGCTCACCGTGGCGGAGATGGCGATCGACCTGGTGTCGGTCACCCATCGCAGCGCGCCAGAGCTCGAATTCGGGAAGCCCGTGGAGTTCCTCGACTCGGTCTTCACGGCGGGAGGGGTGCTCAAGTTCTACGACGGCTCGACGTACGGGCTCGCGGGCTTCCCCTACTACCCTCACTCGATGGACCTCGCCGCGGTGGCGGGCGGGAACCTTGAGCCGAGCGCGCAATACGCGTGGCGGGCCTGCTACAGCTTCGTCGACAACCAGGGGAAGAAATGGCGATCCGCCCCCAGCGCGCCGGTGCAGGCCAGCACCACCGGCGCTGACTTCCAGTTCACCGTGAAGCTGCGCACGCTGCTGCTGGTCGACCGGGGAGCGCCCCAGCTATGGGACGGGTACCAAATCGAGCTATATCGCTCCCAGGCGGACGAGGCCGACGCCTTCTTTCTTGTCGCGAGCTATCCGAACGACCCCACCGCCTTCGATATCACGGTCACCGACAACGTAGCCGACGTCGACCTTGGGGAGGAACTCTACACCGACGGAAACGGGCTCGAAAACCAGCTCCTCCCGGCGATTTCGCACGTCGTCATGTACCAAAACCGCCTCGTGTGCGCGCAGGCGGGCACGGGAACCCTGTGGTACAGCCTCGACGTAGACCTGACGCATGGATTGCTGTTCAGTGAGTCGCTGACCATCGACGTGGGTGATCCTGGCGCCGAAATCACCGGGCTGGCGGTCGTCGGCGACAGCCTGATCGTGCTCAAGAAGAGCATCGTCTACGCGATGGCCGGCCAGGGCGGGAACGCCCTCGGCCAGGGCGCCACCTACGACTTCCGCACCCTCGCCGTGGGCGTGGGATGCAGCAACGCCGCGTCGATCGTCCAAAAAGAGGGCGAGGCGTGGTTCAAGTCCGACTCCCAGCGCGCGGGAATCCACCGGGTCACCTCGGGGCTGGGCCTCACGTACGCCGGCCAGGGGGTCAAGGCCTATGACACCAATACGATCACCGCGGCCGTCATCGTCCCGCACCTCTCGCAGATTCGTTTCTACACCGGCAACGGGACGACGATGGTCTGGGACTGGATCGCCAGCATCTGGGGGACGAATACCGAGCAGAGCGCCGTCTCGGCCGTCTCGGGCTACGTCGGCGTCACTGGCGTGGTCTACGCCAACAACACCGACGTCCTGTCGGAGGCGACGCTTAGCAGCTCCGATCCGTGGAGCGAAGCGGGCAGCGAGTACCGCGCCCGCGCGCGCTCGCCGTGGCTCTCGTTCGCCGGCGTCGACAACTGGGAGCGCATTAAGCGCATCCAGGGAGTGGGCACCCCCAACGGCCCCCACAAGGTCGTGATCAGCCTGTACCGCGACTTCGACGAGACCGACGTGCTGAGCCACTCGGCAAAGCAGTTCGACGGAACCGAAACCAAGTGGACGTGGGAACTGCTGCCCAAGGTTCAGAAGCTCAGCGCGATGATGATCGACGTGGAGATTCAGCCGTACATTCCCGATCCGGTCACCTTCTCCCCCGACAAGAACGCCGGTGACGCCTATTTGGGGGCCGGCGTGTGGGTATGGCCCGACGCCGCATTCTCCGCGGACATGGTCGGCGGGACGGTGGTCATCTCAGGCGATCCGGGGCTCAACGGGACCTACTCCATCGACACCGTGACAAACGCCACTCACCTGGTGCTATCGCCGGACCCCGGGGCGCCCGCTTCGATCCCCGGCTCTGCCGTCGTCGAGATTACCTATCAGCCCGCAGCCGTCAACGGTCCGGGACCGGGCATCTCGGGCGTCAACGTCACGGCCTCTGGCAAGGAAGGCCAGAGCAAGCTACCGGTGGCTCGGAGGGCGACGTAGCGGGGACCGGCCCCCGTGCGCCTTTACGATGGAAATTCCCGCGTCCATTCCTGGCTCTGATCCCGGCAGCGACCCAAACAAGAAGCTGACCGCGCTCGGGGTCCAGCCGGCGGCGCCGATGCCGGCCGCGGCCACCCCCGCGCAGACCGGCGTCAACCCCGGCGGCCAGGGCTACAACAGCGGCCAGGTCAACCCCGCGTTGGCCCTCGCCGCCGTCCCTCCGCCTGCTGCGGCGCCGGCGCCCGCCCTCGCTCCCACCGGTGGCACCGTCTACCGCGGCGCCGACGCTGCCAATGCCCCGCTCGGCGGTGGCGGTGGAAACTACTACTCGTCGGTCGCGGCGCTCCAGGCCCCCGCGCCAGCGGCGCCAGCCCCCGCCACCGGCGCTCCCATCCAGATCGCCGCCGCGTCCCCGAGCGCGCTCACTGGCCATGTGAGCACCACCCCCGTGACCGGGCCGGCACCGGCGCCCGCCCCCGCTCCTGCGCCGACTTCCGCCCCCGGCACCACCACCGCGAACAGCGCCGGTACCACGAACGGCTACAACCCCCTGACCGGAGGTGTGCTTGGCGCTACCGGCGTCGGCGGTGTCGTCAACGACCTCACCGGCGGCCTCCTCCAGACCCAGCAGGCCGATCTATCGGGCGTGCACGCCGCCCAGAATGCCGACTTCGGCACGGCGCAGAACCTTGCTCAGGAGCGCTACGACTACACCCCCGGGGCCGCCCCAAGTCAGTCGGGCGTCACCCTGAGCACCGGGCAGGCCGACCAGACCCGCGCCCAGCAGCAGGACGCCCTCAAGGCTCTCGGGGCCGCCGCGGCCGGGACCGTCCCGAGCGCCGCCGAGCTCCAGTTGCGCCAGCAGGCCGCCAAAAACAACGCCATGAACCTGGGCGCCGCTCGCGCCCTCGGCGGCCGATCGGCCGGGGGTGTTGCGCGGGCGGCAACACTTGCGACCGCAGGTACCAACGCGCAGACCAATCTCGACGCCGCCCAGAACCGGGCCGCGGAGCAGGCCGTGGCGCGGCAGCAGCAGATCGCCGCTCTGACCGGCGTCCGCTCCCAGGACACCAGCCAGGCCGAGACGCAGGCTCAGCTTGACCAGGCCCGCAACGCCAACAACCTCCAGGCGCAGACCACCGCCAACGCCCAGGCCGAGGCGCAGCGGCAGGCGCTCCTGCAAGCCCAGCTGACCGCCATGGGTCAGGGAACCACCGCCGCCGGTGCGGGCGCCACGGCGAGCGCGGCCAATGCCGCCTCCCAGAACTCCGCCAAAGGCGGGGTACTCAAGACCATCGGCGGGGCGCTGGGTCTCTGATGGCCATCGACCCCGTCACGGGCCTCGACGATGAGCAGATCGGCCTCGGCAATGCCGGGACCGTCGACCAGGCCGTGGGGAACTTCGCCGTCAACAACCCCGCGCCGCCGGTTGACCCCGCATTCCCTCCCGAGCCCACCGGCTTCGAACCGCCCGCGGCCGCGCCCCCGCTCCCGGTCGACCCCGCGCTGGCCGCCCCTGCGTCCACGCCGCCCGATTCCCTGCCGTCGGGACTCACCGGCGCGCCGCCTGCCGAGGCGCTGCCGCCCCCGCCGCCCTCGGCATCGGTCCCTACCCCCAATCCGGCCACGCCACCCGGCTACGACGCCTCGATCAGCCCCGAGGACAACTCCCGGGAGGCGGCGAAGCGCGGTCTCGATGAGAAGAAGGCGCAGATCGAATCGGACAACGCCGCGGCAGCTGCCGACGAGGCGAAGCGCAAGGCCGAAGAGGCGCAGGCCGCGCACGTCCAGTTTCAGGCCGACCGCCAGGAGGCGAAGGACCGCCTCGACGCCAAGACCGCAGCCTATGAGGCCGCGAACAAGCTGGTCGACCCCCGCAAAAACGTCTCGGTGAAGTCCCGCCTCGCGGTCATCTTCTCGGGCCTCGGCTCGGCCATGGCCGGCGGCCCGTACAAGAATGACGCGCTCGAGAACCTGCAGAAGTCCTGGGACGACGACACCGAGCGCCAGAAGGCGAACATCGCCGCGCTGAAAGACTCGGTCGTCATGGCCCGCACGGGGCTCAAGGACGTGGACGAGGGGCGGCGGGAGCTCCAGGAGAGCGCCGACGCCAAGAATCTTGCCACCTACAACGCCGCGCTGAAGCAGGGTCAGAGCCAGCTCGCGAATCTCGGCATGGACCAGGCGGCGATCGACTCAGACGCCCGTATTCAGGCGCTCAAGTCCGCGCGCGCCGCAGCCGCCGACAAGGCCGCGAAGGACCAAGACGCGCATCTCCTGAATCAGGCGCGGATCAACGCCCTCAACGCGCAGGCCGCGAAGACCAAGGCGAAGGGAGCCGGTGGCGGCGGTGGTCCGATCTCCGTCCTCACGCAGATGAAGCAGGACGGCGCCACCCCGGCGGACATTCAGCGCAAGGCCGAAGAGCTGCGCATCAAGCCGAAGGACTACCTGCCGGTCATCAAGGACGTGGAGGCGGGGCAGAAGCCCGGCGCCAATCCCGTCGACAAGGAAGAGGCGACGCAGATCAGGGGAGTCGACGGGGAAATCTTCGGCCACGCCCCGAACATCGGCGGCCGGCTCAACCCCGAGATCGCCCACGCCGACACCCGCGTCGGCAACGCCAAGGCCCTGATCGGCGCCTTCCAGGAGCTCCGCGACGACGTGGCCCAGAACGGCAACAACCTAGCGCCCTTCACCGTCAAATCGCGTAACCGGTCGGCGCTCATCGCCAACATCCAGGCGGCCAAGCGGGTGGCCGAGGCCTTGCCGGCGTCCGAGGGAGGTCTGCACCTCGAGGAAGAGCAGATGCCGGGCTCTGGACAGCTGTTCGGCCTTTCGACGTCGCCCGAGCTGATCGACAAGTCGATCGCCCGCATCCGAGACAAGGTGAACGAGCAGAATCGGGCCATGGTCCACGACTCCGCGAAGCAGGCGGCTAAGACTGCGCCGGCCGATGCCCCTAAGTCCGAGCCGGCCAAGGCGCCCGCGGCGAACGTCCCCGCCTCGACGAAGTACACCACCGCCAAGGCCATCGTGGCTCCCGGGTCAGGCGCCACCGAGACCCAGCGGAAGAACGCACAGGCGTACCTCGATTCCGTCGGCGGGCGCTGATGGCTGATTTCTCCCTGTTCGACGAGCCCCAGGCGCCGGCCAAGACAGCCAAGGAACCGGCCTCGCCCGCCGCCAAGGCCGAGGCCGCGCCGCCGGCTGACTTCGCTCTCTTCGACGAGCCCCAGCACGCCGCGCCGGCGGAATCGCCATCGTTCCTGAGCCAGGTGGCGCAGCCGTTCAAGGACATCTATCACACGGCGCGCGCGGCAAACTCGGCGATCGGGAACGCGATCGTCCACCCCGTCGACACCTTCAACGCCATCCGCGCCAATCCGCTTCCCAACGCCCGAGAGGCGCTGCGGGGCGTTAATGACAACATCCCCTTTGCGAATCGAGCCGTCGAAGCTCTCGGCGGTCCCCCGGCCCAGTCTCCCGAGGACGAAGAGCTTGCGCTCCCCGGCGCGCGCGCGGTGGGCAACTTCGCCGGTGCACCGGTTACGGGCGAGATGCTGGGCAGGATCGCCGGGAAGGTGGTGGAGAAAGCCGCCCCGGTGGTCAGGAACGCGATCAAGGGGATCGGCGAGGGAGCGGAAGCCCGCCAGATCGCCCGCACGAAAGAGGCGCTCGAGCTGAAAGCGAACAAGGGCACCCGGGCCGGACTGAAGTCCGACGTGGTGGATACCGCGATCGCCGAGAGCCCCGAGCTTCGCAAGGCAGCCGGCAATGACGCCAAGGTTGCCGAAGTTACCGGCGGTATCAAGAGCCGAGCCGCCGCGAAGCTCAAGCCGCTCTATGAGGCGGCCGGCCCGGCCGACGAGGCCGCAGCCAAGGCGGTGGCCAACGTGGACGCTCGGATCGCCGATCTCCGAACCGGGGACGTGAACGCCTCGGCAGCGGCCAAGAAACTCCAGGCGCTTCGCGACGAATTCAACGACCGGCTGGGGGAGCGCCAGGCCGTGAGCGCCAGCGACCTCCGCGCCGAGCAGAGCGCCTATCAGAAGAACGGCTACGCCAAGAACATCGCCGCCGATCCCGATGTCGCTGCCTCGATTCTCGCTCACCGGGAGATGTCGAAGGCTGTCGGGGATGCCGTGGTGGAGCACGTGACGGGCGTCCCGTACGCTGCTGCCAAGAAGCTGGCGGCCGAGGACCCCAACAGCATCGCCGCCAAGCTGTTCAAGGCGAACGACCAGATCAGCGCCGCGAACAAGATCGAGGCGGGGATCGCCGACCGCGCCGGCAAGGCCCAGCCCGCGCACGGGCCGATGGCCGTGGCCAAGCGGGTCGCTCACCACGCCGTCGCGCCGCTGTTCGTGGGAGCCTCGCACGGCCCCATGGCTGGCCTGGCGACCGCGGTGGGGCAAGAGGCGCTGCACGCCGCGCCCGCCGTCGCGCGGGCCGCTGCCAGCGCCGTCGACAACCGCCTCGCGGGCCTGGCGAATCTGACGCCACCCGCCCGCGCCGCCTATGACGCGATCATCTCGGCCCAGGGCCAGAAGGTCGGCTCCAAGGTGGTCGCGGCCATCAAGGCGGGGGTGCCCCGCGCCATCGCGCTCCAGGCCGCAGCGCAGCACGCCCAGTAACCGGCCCCCCTGCGCCGATCGTGCTCACCCCGCAGCAGGTAGAGGCCGTGGTGGCGGTCATCGGGATCGACAAAATCCTGGCCGCCAAGCCCACGCTGAACATCGAGCAGCTGGACCAGGCAAAGGACATGCCGCGGAAGACCCGGGCGGTGCTCCTGCGCTTCTTGTCTTCGTCGGAGCCCGGCGAGGTCCCCGATGAGCCCCCTTTCGACTACGACACCGTTTCGCAGCAGCTCTTGAACGTGGGCGAGGCGCAGACCACCGCGCTCTACGAAGCCCTCCGCGGCCGGCTGCACGACGACGACGCCCAGGAGGTGGTGAACGCCGCCACGAGGGTGATTCTCGCGCTCAAGGCGTCCATCCCGCGGCGCGTCTACAAGAGCGTCGTGAACGAGAGCGTCATGCCGCCCGAGCCGTACGCTCTCGGCCGGTGGCAGCGCCAGTGGACGGTGGCGGTTAGGCCGCAAATCGTGCTCGACGGCCTCCTGGCCGACACCATCGACGCCGGGATGGTCTCGACGCTGCAGCAGACGTTCCCCGAGCTCTACAAAATGACACTGGCTCAGCTCGACGACGCGATCGCCACGATGAAGACCCGGCGCGGCGACAAGTGGGACGTCCCCGAGTCTAAAAACCGGGACTTGAAGATTCTCCTCGGCGTCCCCTACCTAAATTTCGACCTTGCGGCAGCCTACGCCGCGGTCCCGGACCCGACGGCCGAGCAGCAGAAGCAGGGCGGACCCCCGCCGATTCCGCTGAGCCAGGCCAAGCCCGACGACAAGCAGAGCCCCGAAGAGCTCCCCGGGCAGGCCGCAGCCTAAGCGGCCCCCGGGCGCCTTCGTGATAGCCGGGCACATCCGGCGAACTCGAAAAGAGGTCACATGTCCGTTAAGCCGGTAGCCGTTTTTAAGCCGTTCTACATCTCCGCGGGAGATGGGTCCGCCGACATCACCGGCGACTGGCTGTTCATCGAGGATTTCGAGAACATCGGCTTTCAGGCCAAATGGGCCGTGAACGTCGTAGGATCGTTCGTCTTCGAGGTCTCGAACGACGACAAGGCGCCCCCCGGTGAGAACGCGGGCCCGGTGGCCCCCAGCGGACGCCTTGGAGCCTCGGCGCTCACGCTGCCCGCCTCGATGACAGTGGCCGCCGCGGTCCCCGCGGGCACGGCTGGCAACTTCTACTTCGGGTTCAACCAGATCGAAGCGCGCTGGATGCGCATGTCATTCACCCACACGGGTGGATCGAGTGGCCTCGTCAACGTCGGCGCAAGCCTGAAGGGCCTGTGATGAGCCTCATCGCTGAAATCGTCTCGGGATCCTTCGTCGACTTCACGGCGGTTGACGTCTCCAACTTCCGGGTGGGGACCACGCTGTCGGACGTCCTCCTCGGGAACGTGTTCACGCTGGCGGTGAGTTCCGCTGCGGTGGACCACGTCACTGTAGAGTCGGTGGCAGGACACCCGGAGCTACGATGGCTGATTCAGACGGTTCCCGGCACGTTGACCGCGGCGCAGCTCACCGCGCTGATCAATCCAGCCACGGCATCGCTTAAGGGAGCCATGTCGGCTGCCCAGTTCACCCAGTTGAATCACTTCATGGTCATCGAGACGCCCGTGATTGATCTGACCCAAACGGGGGCAACCGCGTTTCTCGTCCCCGCGCTTCCAGCTGGGCTGTTCCCGATGGCGATCATCCTGAAGGGCTTCCTCGTGAGCGGGGCGGGGACTCAGACCACGTCGCCCACCATCTCGTTTGGGCAGAACTCGCCGACGTTCAACAATTGGCTGACCGCCACAGCGTTCAGCACGGCGACGGCGCAGAGTAACGTGCCTGCCCCATTCATCACCACCAACGGGGCCACCGCGCCATATCTCGATCTACTCGCCAATCCGCCGTCTGCAAACGTCACGGTGGCGGCGGTGGGTACGGGCGGATTCGCGGCACGCGCGAAGCTGGCGGCATGGGTCTGGTTCTCGACGCTGACTTAGCCCATGCCGAACTTCGACCCCGCGCAGCGGTTCTCGCGACAAGGTACCTGGGTAACGTACTTTCTAATCCCAGTCTAGCGACGGCATGCGGCGCACCGGATACATAGTCACCTCCCTGCTGACCGGGGCCGCGCCATGAGCTCCGGCTCATACCGCCAAGGCTACCGCGGAGGGTACCGCGGGCAGGGCTATGCCGCTGGCTATCCTCCGGGCGGTGTCACGGCCCCGCCGCTCACCGGCCTCAAGCAGTGGCACGCGGCGGACAGGGGCGTCACGCTGGTGTCGTCGAAGGTCTCCGCCTGGGCCGATCAGTCGGGCAACGGCTTCGACCTCGCCCAGTCGACGTCAGGACTGCGGCCAACGTTCAACGCATCGTCCATCAACGGACTTCCGGGCTTCACGTACGCCAGCGCGTACCTCACGCGGGCCGCGTCTCCGTTGACCACCGGCGCCCACGCGCGCAGCATGTTCATCGTCTGCAAGTCCGCCAGCGCGCATGGCGGTACGCTCGCCTGCATCGGACAGGGCGGCGGATGGTTCGGGCCGACGGCATACCAGTTCGGGGCATCCATGAGCGTGCTACTAACGCCCGCCGGCTTCGCCACGACGGCAGTTCCTGATACCACGGCCTATGCAGCGATTCCGTTGGTGATCGAGGTGTACTGGTCCGGATCGGGGCAGGCCACCTACTTCATGAACGCCACCAGCATCGCGCTGGCGGGCTCGAGTCCAAGCGCTGACTCGTCGGACTTCTTCTCCATCGGCAACTACGAGAATTCGGGGCCCGGCGCGCTCCCGTTCGTCGGCGACATCAACGAGGTGCTGACCTTCGACCATGTTTTAAGCGCGGGCGACAAGGCCGTGACGCGCGGATATCTCCAAGGTCGTTACGGCATCGCACTGGGGGCGTAAATGCCAATTCTCCAAGACATAGCCCGCAACACCTTCGTTGACTTCAGGGCCATCGACGTCACCGAGCTCAATCTCGGGTATCAGGTCATCGACCAGCCTACCGATGAATTTTGGGTCCTCGCGGCCAGCGATTCGGCCGTCGACCACACCACCGTCGAGGAGGTCCGTGGACGCCCAGACCTTCGATGGCTGGCAACGGGGCAATTCGCGGGCGTTCCCGTGGCGGGAGGCATCTGGCGAAACCCGCTCACGCAGTACGTCTCCCCCACCGGGGACGATAGTCAAGACGGCCTCGGCTGGCCCACGGCGAAGAAGTATCTGGCTACCGCCGTCGCCGCCGTCATTGACGCCGGGGGCGGGGAGGTTCATTTCGCGCAGGGTACATCGACGCAGGCGGATCGCCAGGGGCTCTGGCTGCGCGACGACGGGGTTACGGTGCCTGGATGGTTCTCCACGCTGGCGCCGATCAAGTTCGTCGGATACGGAAGCGCGATCTCTCCCTTCGGCTATACGCCGTGCGGCGGATTGGTCGGCGGCGCTACGTACACGCAGGGGCGGTTCAACCCTTCATTGTGGATTTGCTCGTCGCGGCGCAACGTCCTCGCGTTCGATAGCGTTGGATTTGGGGCGGCCCCGAGCGACCCGAGCATTTTGAGCTCGTCAAGTACGGCGGTCCGACTCGGCTGGGACTACCAGCGCGGCGCCGACTTCGCGCCGAAGTTTCAGAGCATCACATCATGGGCGCGCGTGACCTCTGGGTCGCCCCCCGGCGTCGCAACGCTCGCTGTGACCGCTTCGACGTTCCCGGTGGTATCCATGTCCCGGCTCTCCGGCGTCGTCACGGTCAACTTCACGAACACCGATCCGGTGGCGTGCTGGCAGGGAGGCACCCCGGGGACCACGTTCGACATCGCCGGAACGCCGGGCGGATTCCCGGCCGGGACGTTCACGGTGGACACGCTGATCTCGGGCACGTCATTCCAGTACACCCAGGCTGGCGCTGACATTCCGCTGGCCGCAGCTACCGGGACGATCACGTCGACCAACTGCAAGGCCGACGACCGGATCGAGGTGGTATCCACGGACAGCGAAGTCCCGTCGACCACGTACAAGGTGACCTCGGTTCCCAATGGTCATACGCTGGTGGTAATTGACTACTACGGCCAGGGCGGGCGCACACCGACGGTCACCGTGCCCAATCCTGGGGCGCTCGTGCTGCAAGACCGCAGCTTCCGCCAGTCCATCGCACTAACCAGCTTTGTCCGGTGCCAGGCGGAGCAGCTCAACGTACCCGACTCGGGCGCGTTTACCGGAGAGCTCGGCCCGACGGTCGACGTCGGTTCAATGACCGACGGCCGGCTGGTATTCCGCGAGATTTGCATCGGAGGCGGCGGGCCAAACACTGGCAGCGGCGTCAACGTCCTCGACCCCGATCGAAGCGCATGGATGCTCAGCGACGGCGGCGGTGCGGGCGGAGGGAATAGCTTCTTCGTCAAGCACGCGAGGCCCGTGGGCGGCGGTATCCGCGTCTGGACCGACGGAACGTCCGTCGATGTCGACGACGTGCAGGCGGATATCGGAGTTCCGTTGATCCCGCCTCCGATCGTGGAGTTCTGCGGAACCGCGCCGCAGCCGCACTCCCTGTTAGTCGCTACCAGGTCATTCCAGACCGATCGTGGCACCGTGTTGGACCCGGACTTCGTGTGCGACAAGCTGTTACCGGCGAACGTGTACGTCATGGACGCCGAGATCGTCAACGGTCCGGGTACCGTCGTGTCGGGAGAGACCGCCCTCGGATGGAGTAGCAACCGGATTAAGTCGCCGCTTCAGTTGGCGCAGGCGGGATATTGGGCAGATCGACGCATCGCCGGCCAGCATCCCTCGAACTACCGTTCCCTCGGCCTCTTGCAGGCTGCGCGCTACAAGAATCTCGTCACCCAGGACCCTGCCGGCTGGACGCATCTCGGCACCACCTTGACGGCCGGCCAGGCCGACCCATTTCGCGGTACCGCCGCCATTCGCCTTGACAGTCTGATCCCAGGCGTTGGCATGTCCGTGACGCTTGCGACCGCTGACGTGGCCACTCGTGCCGTCGGGGATCGCTGGGCGTTCGGCTGCTGGGTGCGAGGTGATACCGCGCTGCGTGGCGCGAGCACCGTCAATGGCGTCCTGGTGCTGTCATACGATCATGGGACATCCAACGGGCCGTTTACGACCTACGACGGCAATCAGATCACGGCCTCCACTCCGTTCGCGTTCGCGAAGAATGTTCCCTTCCTCGGCGACGGTGAATGGCAGTGGTGCTCTTGCTCCGGCACTCTCGCCACCGTCGACAACGCATCCGCGGTCAGCAATGCGCTGGTCCAGTACACGGATGCGATGACCATCTATCGACCGACGCTGGTCAAGGTCCCCGTCGGCGACATGACCGACGATGAATTCGCCGAGTTTGTCCTCACGTTGCGGCACCAGTCGGACTATCTCGAGCCGCACACGGTCGGGACGGACAACGGCGTCCCTTTTATCGGCCATGGCGGGCTCGGTGTTGATTCGTCCGTCCTGGTCAACCCCAGTGGCGCGCCCGGCAGCCTGACTAAGCTGCTGCCGGTACTTGACTCCGACGGCTCGACCATCTCCGGGTATGCCCCGGTGTATCCCCTGGGCGGCCCAAGGACCACGGCAGCGCAGACCAGTGGCATGGCGTTTGGGTCGAACATCACCGACGCCAGCGCCACGATTAACCCCGGCTCGGCCGCTGCCAGTGCGTACCTGGCCGCCGCTGCTACGTTTACTGCCAACCGCAGCACCACAGTCGGCACGACCGGTGCATTCGCTGGGCTTACCGTGACCTTCTTCCGGTACGACCTTACCGCGCATACCTGGGCGCTCATCAACGGCGGACCAGGGGCGGGGACGCTCTTTACGTTCGCGTCTGGCCCCGTGGCACCACAGGCCGTGACTGTCACCTTCGACGGTACCGACTGGGTTGACCCAACCTTCTACTTCCTGGGGTACTAATGCGGTACGGCATCCTGTCTACGCTCGTCCTCGCCGCCTGCCTCGCTTGGACGCCATGGGGCCATCACCACCCGGTTGCGACGACCGGCACGGGCGGCGCGGCGGGGGCGGCGACGGGTGGGGTTGCTGGATCGGCGGCGGGAACCACCGGGACGGGCGGATCGGCCACCGGGGGGGCGACCGGAGGCACCGCGGGCGTGGGGACTGGCGGCGCGGCTGGCGCTCCGGTCGTCGGCTGCGGCAACGGCACCGTGGAAAGCGGCGAGTTCTGCGACGGGTCAGACCTTCAGGGCTCGAGCTGCACTGCGCTCGGATTCGGAGGCGGCACGCTGTCCTGCTCGGCGACGTGTCAGTTCGACGCCTCGGCCTGCACCGGCGGTGCACTCACGCCGACCGTCGCGGCGACGGTGACATCATGCGCGGCTCCCTGCGGCGTCTTCTTCGACGCCACCGGGACGAGTGGGCTATCCGGCAGCGACTACGTGGGCGCCAACTGGACCTGGGATTTCCGCGACCCGGCGAGGCACACCGCCGCCGTCGGGTTCGTCGCTGGCCACGTCTTCGACACCGCGGGGACCTACGTGGTCACCACCAGGGCGCGGGACCTGGCCGGCGCCGCCGGTTGGGCGACGAAGACCATCACCGTAAGCGCGTCGCCGTATACGAACTACTACGTTTCGGCATCGGGCAACGACAGCAACAACGGGCTATCGACCACCGCCGCCTTCGCGACCGTCGCGCACGCGCTGACCTTCCTCGGATCGAACAAGGCCGTTCTTCTTCGTCGCGGCGACACCTTCAGCGGACCGACCTCCACGACCACGATCACCGGCGCGGAGATGATCAGCTCCTACTCGGACCCGGCGGCGCCATCGAGCGTCGCGCCCATCTGGACGCCGCACGTCCCGGCGAGTTCATTCAGCGGGGTCGTGTTCACGCTGACCGGGACAAACCCCAGGCTGACGGACATCAAAGTGACGGCGACGAACCTGTTCCGGGTCGCCGAGGTCTCGTCCGCGACGAACGCCATCATCGAGCGCGTTGAAGCGACAGGCATCGGATTCGACGACTCCGGATCGACCGCGGGGCAGAACTTCTACGTCGACGGGACCGCGACCAGCAGCTACATCTTCGACAACAACTTTCACAACTTCGACGGCTACGGAGGCTTCGCGGTCAGCAACAAGCTGACGATCACCGGCAACACGTTGAACGTCTTCGGCGGCCAGGATCACGGGTTCAGAGTCGCGAGCGGGGATCGGACCGTCGTCTCGCAGAACACGATCGCGGCCTCGGACACGGACTCGCCCTTCTCAGGGATCACGATC